TGGGTTCGTACTCAAGAGCCTATGGCTCAACGTCGATAGGTGTAGGTTATTCAGCAGAAGCAAGTAGTGGTGCAAGCGGTGGAGTAGCACTTGGTCAAAATGCTCGTTCAGCAGGAAATTATGCTGTTGGGCTTGCAAATTCCAGAGCATCAGGGGCTGATAGTTTCGCATCCGCAATTGGCAATAACAGTAGCAGCTATGGCGCTACGAATACTAGCAGCATTTCGATGGGCAAAATTAATAAGGCCGCTGGTTATGAAAGTTTTGTGGCGGGTGGATATGCTAACGCTGCTAATAATTACAGAAGCTTTGTTATCGCTGGTAATAATAACACTGTAAGTACAAATTATGGTGCTATTCTTGGTGGTGAGGGCAATACCGTAAACTCCAACAGTAACTACGGAATTATTTTAAATGGTGAATACAACGAAATAAACAGATCATATACGGTTGCATCTGGGAAAAGGGCAAAAACAAGGGTTGATGGTCAAGTGGCTCACTCCGCAGGTCATTTTTCAGGAGCAGGCGATGCTCAGGCATCTATGTTTGTGCTTAGATCTGATACAGATAATGCAAATCCCCAAGCCTTATCTACTACTCTTAGTGGTGCTACTTTTTATAACCAAGTGTCATTAGACAATTACTCTGCTCTTGCATTCCACGGCACTATCGTAGCTCGTCAGAAAGCGGCTGATGGTACAGCTTGTGCTGCGTGGAAGATTGAGGGTTTAATCCGCAAAGAGGGTAACGCTGGCACAACAGTCTTAGTAAACTCAGCAACCACTGTCTTAGACAATACACCTAACTGGGGTATGGCTTTATCTGCGAATACATTAATTGGCTGTCTAAAAATAGAAGTAACTGGTGCAGCATCAACAGACATTCGTTGGGTCGCTACTGTCTATACTTCAGAAACAACATTTGCCTAAAAGGAGATACCAATGGCTATTCAACACAACATTGAAGAAGGTGCAAGTCAGTATGGCATTAGCTTTAAAAATGCATACTATAGGATCGTGACAGCGGCTGTCAGCCGTCAACGTGGGTCTGATCCAAAGTTCTCTGTCATGATTGACTTGTCAGCATATGCAACAAGCTCACCTGATGATGACACTCGTGAGGTAGACTTTAAGCGGTACAACGCAAACCTGACTGACATTGAGGCAGCATCTGGCTCAACATTCTTGGACAAGTGCTATGCTTGGGTCATGGCTCAGGATGACATGGACGGATCAACGGCGGTTTAACATGGCATTAACCATCAATCACCAGACGAATGACATTAGTGCTACTAGCGGCAGTGTGACGATTGACGGCGCTGCGGCTGGCGGTGGTGGCGGTGCGCTGGAGTTTGTGAGCAAGACAACTTTATCATCGACTTCTGTTGTCGAATACACTGGCTTAACTGCGGGTGATACTTACTTTTTCACTTTCAATGATTTGATTAGATCAAGTACGTCAGCTTATTTCCAGTCTCAATTTCTTGATGGCAATGACGCTGCTCTCACCGCAAATAATTACGGCACTAGAATTATTCAAAATGGGTCTTCGAACTTAGCAAAAAACCAAGTTGATAGAATGTGGAATATTATAACTCCTTATGCTAATAACTCTGTTTCTGGTTATGCGTATATTAGTATTACGGCTGATAGGGGTACTTTCAACACATCGTACATTAGAGCAAATTTCAATGGAACAGATCATGGCTACAGCACTGAAAGCGCACAATCTGGTTGTTATGGTGCATTTTCGTCATCACCAACTGGTGGAATTAGCGGCGTAAAGATGTTCCCTAGCACTGGAACTTTTACCTCTGGCACGTTTAACTTTTACAAAGTGAAGGACGCTTAGATGCAGAAGATTAAAAACGGCGTCACGGTAAATATGACTGAGGCAGAGATTTCTGCCCGAAATGCTGATATGGTTGCATCAGAAGCAGAAAGCGCTGCAACTATGTATATACATATGCGTCAAGCTGCTTACCCTGCGCTTGAAGAACAGCTAGATAAAATATATCACGAAGGCGTTGATGCTTGGAAGGCTGATATACAAGCCATCAAAGACGCAAACCCGAAGCCGTAGGAGTAACATATGCTAGGTTTCAGCCCACTAGCGTCTGCCCCCTTAGCGGATACTGGGGCTGTTGCAGAAGCAGCATTTGGCCTTGATGATATTGTTGCTGGCGCACCCACGGTTGCCGCCTCAACAATCTCTCAGGCGCACGTTCTAACGTCAGCCGATATTACGGCGGGTGTGCCTGCTGTAGCTGCGTCTAGCATTGCGCAGGGGCAATCCTTAACGTCTGATGATATTACATCTGGTGTGCCTGTTGTTGGCGATCCTGACTTAGATCACAACCATGCGTTTAGCGGCGATGATATTGTTGCTGGCATTCCTGTTTTTTCTACGCCGACAATATCTCAGGACGACAACCTAACAGCAGCAGGGATTACAACCGGCGCTCCAACTGTTGAGGATGCAAGCCTCACAGATCAAACGTTATTTACGCCAATTGATATTGTTGCTGACACACCAACTATTGCTGATGTTACGATTAGCCAAATTCACAACGCAACCGCATTAGATATTGTTGCGGGTGCGCCTGTCGTTGGGCCTGCTTTTATTGGCGAAAATCACAGCTTAACATCAACAGACATTACGGCTGGCGCTCCTACGATGGAAACGTCTGCGCTGGCTGAGAATAACCCGCTAACGTCAACCGACATTACGGCTGGCGTTCCTACGCTTGCTGCCGCAACGGCAAGCATTGTTTATGTTATAACGTCGGAAGACATAATTACCGGCACCCCGACTGTCGGCGATCCAAGCATCACGCAGATCCACAGCATCACGCTGGATAATATTGTTGCTGGCGCTCCAACCGTTGGCCCAGCGCGGTTTAAGTGGCAGGTCGAGCCGGTAGGGCCGGAGACATGGACAGAGCAAGCTGTCGGCGCGGAAACATGGACTGAGCAAACTGTTGGCGCGGAGACTTGGACTGAGCAGGAGGCGGCCTGACCTGGTAAATCCAGAGAGGTGATTTCGATCGCCGAAAAGCAATCTCAACGAGTGCGTTTTGATGATCGAAATTATGGCGCTTGCCGCCACTGTAACTCAGATTGGATCTAGTCTTTCAACGGCTATCGGAGCCGGCAAAGATATTGCCAGCTTGCTTCCCCATTTTGGCAAGCTAGCGAAGTTGGAAACAGAAATTAATCTGGCAGAGCGCGGAAAGCATAAGGGGCCGCTGGGGCGCCTCACATCGAGCGAGGAAGAGGGGTTTGCAATCGCCCAGGCAAAACTGGCGCACCAGGAAACGATGAACCAGTTGCGCGAAATTTGCAGCGTCTATGGCATTTGGACAGTCGTTCAAAAAGAAATGGCGGCTGCGCGCAAGCGGCACAAGGAGGCGCTTGAGGAGCAAGCAAGGCGCCGCGATCAGATGTTCTGGGGGCTGAGTTTAACCGCCGGCGTTTTAATCTTTATCGCCGGTTTGGTTTTGATGATTTGGAGCGCTGACACGCTTTACAATGGCTGACCGCCAAACAGAGAAAAAAGAAATATTTATTATATGATGCAAGAAAAAGCAGAGGCAGTTTTATGACGATTAGCATAACCAAAAGTACGGTGGGCGGCTCAGAGAATACATGGGGGTCCACGACTAATCAGGCTCTTGATGACATCGTTGACGTTTTGAACGGTAACACCGCCAGCACGCCCGATCTTACTGAGGGGTCTTGGAAGGTCGGCGGCACGGCTGTTACTGCATCAGCCGCTGAAATAAACAAGCTGGATGGGCTTACTGCGTCAGCGGCAGAGCTAAACAAGATGAATGGCGTCACGGCCACAACGGCACAGCTTAACCACACTGACGGCGTGACCAGCAATATCCAGACGCAGTTAGATACTAAAGCGCCGACAGCCTCTCCCACGTTCACTGGAACAGCCACTATACCAACCGCAAATGTTACAACAGTTGATTTAGGCGATTGGACGATTTCGCAATCTGGCTCAAGCTTAAAGTTTTTTTACAACGGCACGGCGCGGTTTGCGTTGTCGAGTTCGGGTGCGCTTACGGTTGGAAACAACGTCACAGCATATGGAAGTGCATAATGACTTTACCGTCATCAGGCACAATAACCATAGCGCAAATCGCGGCTGAGTTTGGCGGCTCTGCGCCTCATTCCTTGAGCGAGTATTATCGAAGCGGTGGGTTAGTGCCAAATGTTTCAACCAACTTAAATATCCCAACGTCAGGGCAAATAAGCCTTTCTAATTTTTATGGCGCGACGAATTTTAGTTACACTACCTATTATAATTCTTCTGGCGTTTGGACTGGCGTAAGCGCTGCGGCTGTTGATACGATTACATCGTCAGATAGTAGCTGGTCGCCATCACGAAATGCTCCCGCAACGTTTGTGGTTATCGGTGGGGGCGGCTCTGGGGCTGTAGGTAAACTTTACATCCCAGATAGTAATTTGCTTTATAACCACCCAAGAGTTAATTTAGGCGGCGGCGGCTCTGGCGGAATGGTCTTAAAAAGTGTTCCCAGCGTTTCAACTTCTCAGAATTATAATATTTCAATACCAGCGGCGGCAGTTACAAATCGCGGCGCTGGCGGGGAGGGTGGAACCTTTGGGACTGACGGTGGCACTGTAACTGTCAATGGTGGAGAAGTCAGCCTATCTGCTGGTGGAGGCAGCAAAGGATATTTTAGTGGCTCGTTTTATCAGGGAACGGGCGTCGGGGGCGCGGGTGGTTCTGCGTCTGGCGGCGATGTAAATATTACGGGCGGTGCTGGTGGTGGAGATACAAGCAATAGTGTTGCTGGCGGCGTGGGCGGTGCCATATCTGCTAATGGCTCCAACAATACCACATCTGCACCAAGCACAACTGCGCCTGTGAATGGGATATCAAGCAATGGATATAGCTCTTTGGCGATTGGCGATGGCCACAATGTAGTAAGCGGCTTGTCTGCCTCAAATGCATCAAAAGGCGGCGGTAGCTCTGCTGGCAGTTTATACGCTAATAGCTTCTCAAATTATTCAATTTCGAGAACTGCTGGTAAGGGCGTAGTTTTAGTGATTTATTGGAGCTAATAGATATGACCCTCGTACCCCTAGACATCCCCGCCGGATTTTACCGCAACGGCACTGATTTAGAGCAGTCTGGCCGGTGGCGTGATGGCAGCTTGGTGCGCTGGCGTGATAACAGCTTGCGCCCAATCGGCGGCTGGCAGGAGCGCAAGGCATCGTTCTGCACTAACGTAGTGCGCGGGATGCATACATGGGAAGCGAACAACGGCACTGCCTATGTGGCTGGCGGCTCATATAACGAGCTAAAAGCCATGACCGGAGGTGGTACTATTTATGACATTGCGCCGACCGACTTAGCGACAGGCCGTGAGAATGCAGAAGTAGAAACAGGTTACGGATACGGATTTTATGGTGACGGGTTTTATGGCACTCCGATCCAGCAAAATGCAAACGCTGTTCCAGAGGAAGCCACCCAGTGGAGTTTAGATAATTTCGGTCAAACGCTTGTTGCGGTCAACCGCGATGATGGCCGATTGCTTCAGTGGAATTTAGATCCAGCGGTAAAGGCTGCGCCGATCGCAAATGCGCCTACTGGCAACCTGGGCTTGGTCGTTACAGAAGAGCGTTTTATTTTTGCCTTGGGCAGTGGAAACCCGCGAAAAATCGCCTGGTGCGATAGAGAAAATTCAACCGTTTGGACGCCCTCATCTACAAACGAGGCGGGTGATATTGAGCTTGCCGACAGCGGCCAAATCATGCAGGGCATCAGAACGCGAGGGCAGACGCTCATCCTAACCGATACATCAGCGCATTCGGCGAGATATTTGGGGCCACCCTACGTTTACGGATTTTCTCGCGTTGGAACTAGCTGCGGAGCTATTTCACGCAAGGCTGCATCAGACGTTGATGAGGGCGTATTCTGGATGGGCCAAAAGGGCTTCTTCCGGTTTGACGGCAACCGCGTGCAAGAAATCCCCTGCGATGTGCATGATTATGTCTTTGGAGATATTAACACCGCTCAACAATCGAAAATTTGGTCTTTTCCAAATGGACAATATGGCGAGATTTGGTGGTTTTATTGCGGCGGCAATTCTACTGAAATCGATCGTTATGTCGCCTATGACTACAAGGAAGGCCATTGGCTAATCGGCAACCTATCACGCACGGCTGGCGTTCAGCGCGGCGTTTTTCGTTATCCATTTTTAGCCGGTCACAACGCAGACAGCGACATCTATGAACATGAGGTCGGATTAAACGTAGATAGCTCATCAATCTTTGCTGAAAGCGGTCCAATCAGCATTGGCCCTGGGGAGCAAGTCGCGAAGGTGACGAAGGTCATTCCAGACGAGCTAACGCAGGGCGATGTTAATCTGACGTTTAAGACGCGCTTTTATCCAAATGATGCAGAGACGAGCCACGGTCCATTTACTACTGCCAATCCAACGCCGGTTCGATTTACTGGCCGACAATTGCGGATGCGCGTTGAGGGCGCGCGCCTAGCTGACTTTAGGGTGGGCAACATGCGCCTAGATATGGTGCCTGGGGGGCGAAGATAATGCCATCACCCATTCTACCACCAATCGGCTTTGACATCACTCAGTGGGGCTTACAGCTAACCTCATTCTTACAGGCCAACCTGGCAAAGCTTGGCTTTAAGACGGCTGACGATAACCCGTCTGAGGATGGCGTAATTTTGTGGGATGCCGGCAACAAATATGTCGTTGTTAGCCTTGATGATGCGTTTAGGCAGGTAGCGACTAAACAAGCTGTACCAGGCGCAAACACCGGATCGGCTGGTGATGTCGTCGGCATGGTCAGCTGGGATGCAAATTACATTTATGTCTGCACCGGTAACCACGATGGATCTACTGCGATCTGGAAGCGAGTGGGGCTCAGCACATGGTGAGGCACGCGGAATTAGGGCGCTGCAAGGATTGGATTGAGGCTGCTTTGGCCAAGGGCGAAGGCACGCACGACTTCTGGGATATCGTCGATGGGGTTTATTCTGGGCACATGCAGCTTTGGCCTCGCGCCAAAGGGTGCCTGGTTACCGAAGTCGTGGTATATCCAAAAAGAAAGATCCTTAATGTGTTCCTGGGCGCTGGTGAACTGGATGAATTATCCGACATGCACCAGGACATAATTAAGTGGGCGAAAGACAGCGGGTGCGATGGCGCCTCGATCAATGGCCGGCGCGGATGGGTTCGCGCGTTTAAAGAACACGGCTGGAAAGAAATACAAACGACTGTAGGATTGGATTTTTAAATGAGCGGTGGCAAGGGCGGCAGAAAGCAGCAAACATCAAATCAGGTTAATCGAGTGCCAGGTTACGCGGAAGCGATTGGCCTAAACAATCTTGAAAAGGCAGATGCCATCGCCGGCATGGGCCCGATCAGAAATTATGGACCCACGGTCGCTGCGTTCAATCCAACGCAAATAGCATCATTTCAAAACACAGCCGACACGGCCAATGCTTTCGGCATGGGCGTGCCGGACGATATTATGGCGGGAATACCAGCGGCTACTGATTTTGGCGGCGGCGTAATGGGTTACTCAGCTGCACCAATCGTCGATAATTCTCTAGCAATGCTTGAGGCAAACGATCCTGGTCAGTTCGCAGAAATGACCGGCATGTATATGGACCCAGTAACCGGTGAGCGCCCCACTGAGCGCCCATATGCGCCGATCAATCCAGGCATCCTAGAAAACATTTTAGACGAATACGGGAACTTGAGGATCACATAATGAGCAACTCAGCAAATCCAATGATGGTTCAGCCTGGACAGGCTGTCGGAACAACCGCCGCGAATACATATAATTCGGCGGTCAATGCCACGAATAACGCGATGAACTTTCAGCCTGGCACGATGGCCGGCGCGGATCTCACGCAGTATCAAAATCCTTATCAGCAAGCTGTGATCGACAACAATTTAATGTCGATGAACAGAGCTAATCAAATGGCTCTCAACAATGTCGGCGCGAATGCATCCAATGTTGGCGCCTATGGCGGCTCACGGCACGGCGTAGCAGAGGCGCAAACAAACGCAGAGTTCCAACGCCAGGCAAACCAGATGATCAACCAGCAAAACCAAGCTGGGTTTCAAAACGCGCAAAATATGGCGCAGTACGATATCGGCAATCAGTTTAATCAGCAAAGCGCCGTCTTGAATGCAGCTAATCAGCTGGGTGGGCTTAGCCAGCAAGGCTTTAACTATGATCAGACGATCAACCAGAACCTGGCGAATGTTGGCAATCAACAGCAAAATCTTATTCAACAGCTGATAAACGCTGGTAGTGATCAGTATGGCGGCATCACGGGATATGCGCAAAATATGCTGGGCTTGCCGTTCCAGGCGATGGGCGCGGCGCCGATGTCCACAAGTGGCACGACCAGCGGATCAAGCACATACCAGCCCGGGATTTTTGATTACCTGACGGCGGCAACAAGCATGGGTGGGGCGCGCTGATGAGCGGAATTCTAACCAATCTTTTGAAACCAGAAAATATGGATCGGCTCGCGCTGGGCTTTAATCAGCTGCGCATGCAGCCGGATGCTGGTTTGGCAACGACAATCCAAAATCGCCAGGCGCTGCGCCAACAGCAACAGGGGCGTGACGCGGCAATGGAGTTTTTCCAGGGCAAGCCAGGCGCTGATGCATATATCGCTGCCCTGGGCGCTGGGGCAGACGGTCCAAGCACGATCCAAAGCTTTATCACCGCGCAGAACGCAGCGGCGCGCAGCAATGTCGGTAAGGTTGATCGGAATAGAACGATTGAGCTTTTAGAAGCGCGTTGTGAAGCCGGCGAGCAAGACGCATGCCGTATGGCAGCTGATATCAAAGCCGGTGGGAGTGCTGCTCAAATACTTGGTATTTATGCTCAGAAAAATGCTTCTGGCAGCGCAGTGCAAAGTGTAAAAGAGTTTGGCCGTGGCCTTTCAAAAGTTACATTAAAAGACACCACCTCTAAGTATTATAATAACGGCGTTGAAATTCGAGATCCCGTTGCAATTGGGGAAGCTATCGCAGCTGAAAAGGCATTTGACAATGAGCAAGCTGGAGCCAAGAAGCGAGCGGAAGAGGAAGGAAAAGGCGCTGGGAAAAATACAGTTAAGCTAAGAGAAACCATCGAAGGCTTAAACGCGCTTGTAGCAAAATCAAACCAGCTAATTCAAATAATGTACTATCATGGCGGCATGGCTGGAGCGACAGGCCAAATGGGTCGGGTCACTGATTTAGCTTTATTGCCAGGATCGCCCGAAGGTAGCTCGCCAAGAGAATTTGCTACGCTTCACAACCAACTCGCTGGCACAATCTTTTTAAGTGCTTTTGAAAAATTAAAAGGCGGCGGTCAAATTACCGAAATCGAAGGCGAAAAAGCAACGCAAGCAGCGTCAAATGTAGACAGAAAGTTGCGGCCAGCTGAATATCGAAAAGCGTTGGAGAGATTTTTGCAAAGTCTTATAGATTTGCATAAACAAAAAATGGATGAATTAGAGCGCAATTCTACAAAAGATTTGCCGCCGATAATGGAAATGCCAACATTTGAACCGGATCTGAATTAATGGAAATTTCAATACGCGAGCTACGCAAGCGCCCAAAATATCAGACTGAACGCATCCAGGCGATGTCGGACGAACAGTTTGCCAGCGCATATGTCGCGGCGATGAAAAAAAACGGTGTTGATGTTACGGTCACGGGCATAGACGATCCAGACGCGCCTGACACAAACGTATTCGAGGATTTGACCAAGGCTATAGGTGCAGGGGCTAACAGCGCCCTGGCCGGCATTATCGGCCTTCCTGGCGCGCTTACAAACACTGTCGAGATGGGAATGGATAAGCTGGGCCTGGGAAGCCGTGATGCGGATAACCGCGCGTTTGGTTTTCCAGAGGCGACAGCTGCGATTAACCAGG